TTTAGAGCGAGTTTTAGATGCAGTTGATACTGAGTGGCATAGAGCGCAGAGATAATGCGTTAAAACGCTTTTCTGAGCATTCTAAAGGCACTTTGACACAGTATTGGGATGGTGAATCAATCCCTGTTGTTGTAGGCAACTTGCATGGTGCTGATAAGATACAGATGCAGTGCAGAGAGCGTGGTATTCCGTATATTCTGATTGACCATGGATACTTTAACAGATGCACTCAGCTTACATGGGCTAGATTCTGTGTAAACAACTATCACTGCACAGATTGGCGTACATCAGATAGAAAGATACCCAAAGCGCAAGAATGGAAGCGTGGCAATCACATTGTATTGTTACCACCAGCGAATCACATTGCTGAGATATATAACGCTAGAGATTGGGTAGATAACACTGTCGCAGAATTAAAAAAATATACCGACAGAAAAATAATAACAAAGATTAAAGGCAAGGGCGATTTAGGTGCAGTTCTAAAAGGCGCTCATGCAGTAGTAAGTTTTGGGAGTGTAGGTGAGGTAGAGGCTGTATTACAAGGAATACCTGTATTCAGTTCGCAATATAGCCCGACAGTTCCAATATCACAACCGATATCAGAAATAGAACAGCCAAAATATCCTGATAGAGAAGGTTGGATGCGTTCACTTGCAGCGTGCGAGTGGCGTAAAGATGAGATGGCTCAATGCTGGCAAAGAATTAGAGAACAATTAGAGGGCATATAATGGCATTTACCAATTACACATCATTCGTGACGGTAGTCGAGAACTACTTGGCTCGAACTGACTTGTCAGCACAGATACCTGACTTTATAAACTTAGCACAACAGCGTATGACGAGAGATTTGCGTACTCGCCCTATGCTAAAAGTTGCTACAACTACAGCGAACTCACAAGATGGCACAGTAGAGTTGCCAACAGACTTTTTAGAGATGCGTGAGTTACACTTCCAAGGCAATCCTGAGATTGTTCTTGAGTATCAGACACCAGACCTGTTCTTCCGTAACTTATTGACAGATACAGGTGGTCAACCACGCTTCTACACATTGATTAGTAATGAGCTTCAATTTGCACCTATGCCTGATGGCGACTTGACATTGCAAATGCTCTACTATGCACAACCTACTTTCATATCATCAACCACTGCAAGTAACCTGTACTTGGCTAACTATCCTGATGCCTTGTTGTATGCAACTCTAGCTGAAGCAGAGCCATACTTAATGAATGATTCACGCATTCAAACATGGGCAACCATGTACGATAGAGCCATTACTAACATTATGCGCAATGATGATGGAAGTAAATATCCCAATGTCCCATTAAACGTAGTAGTACGATAAGGAATAAATCATGGCAGAAATGAGTAATTACTTAGAGAATGCTCTAATAAACGGCACTATCAGAGGCACGACTTACACAGCACCAACAACAGTATATGTTGGCTTGTTCACTAGCGACCCAACAGACGCAGGTTCAGGCACTGAAGTTTCAGGTGGCTCTTACGCACGTCAGTCAGCAACATTCACAGCTCCAGCTAACGGTGTAACAACATCTAATGCTGATATCACGTTCCCGCAAGCAACAGGCAACTGGGGAACTGTAGGTTGGATTGGTATATTTGACGCTTTAACTACAGGAAATCTTTTGTATCATACAGCTTTGGATGCGTCTAAGACAATCGAAACTGGAGATATATTTAAGATTGCTTCAGGTAATTTATCTGTTACTTTAAGCTAAGGATAAATAATGGCTTTAGTCGTTAAAGATAGAGTGCAGGAAACATCTACGACAACAGGAACAGGTACGTTTACACTTTTAGGTGCTGTAACAGGATTTCAAACATTCTCAAGTTCTATTGGAAACACCAATACTACTTATTACACTATTCAAAATGGTACCGAGTGGGAAGTTGGTATTGGAACTGTAAGTGCTAGCGCATTATCTCGTGATACTGTTTTAGAGTCATCTAACGGTGGTTCATTGGTTGACTTTAGCGCAGGCTCTAAATTCGTATTCTGTACCTATCCTGCTGAAAAATCTGTTTACTATGACGCAAGCAACAACGTCAATATTGATATTACAGGTAACGCTGCAACTGTAACTAACGGATTATATACAACCGACATTGGCTCTACAGTTCAAGCTTATGATGCTGCCACTACAAAAAATGCAGCAACTCAAACATTAACAAATAAAACTATTAGTGGCTCAAATAATACGCTGTCTAATATTGGTAATTCAAGTCTGACTAACTCAGCTATTACAATTAACGGCACATCTACATCGCTAGGTGGCTCTATTAGTGTTGGAACTGTTACAAGCGTGGAAACTAGCGGTGGTCTTACTGGTGGCACAATTACATCAACTGGAACTATCTCTATAGCTGATGGTGGGGTTACTCCCGCTAAACTTTCTACAGGCAGTCCCTCTTGGAACACCTCTGGGAATTTATCTTTCAACTCAGGCTACGGCTCAGTAGCTACAGCATACGGATGTCGTGCATGGGTAAATTTTAACGGTCAAGGTACAGTAGCTATTCGTGCTAGTGGTAATGTCACAAGTATTACTGATAACGGTACTGGTTCTTACACAGTAAATATTACTAACGCTATGCCTGATGCAAATTATTCTGTAGTACTTTCAATAAAAACACCATATACTGATGCAAATACTAATGAAACACTTGGCAGGTCATCAGATAGTAACCCATCAACATCTAGTTTTAGAATTTACTGTAATCAACTGAACTCTCCATCCACTGCAGTAGATGTCCCATATGTATGTGCAGCTGTATTCAGATAGGAAAATGAAATGAACAAAAGAATTATTTATCAAAATGAAGAAGGTGGGGTTGCAGTAATTGTTCCAACACCTGAAGCTCTTGAAACTATGACAATAGAAGAAATTGCTGCTAAAGATGTACCAGAAGGCAAAGAATATAAGATTGTATCAGTAGACGATATTCCATCAGACCGTACATTTAGAGATGCTTGGGAATTTTCACTATGATTACTATTAACTTTACTAAAGCACAAGAGATTACTAAAGACCGTTTACGCACAGAACGTAAACCATTATTAGAATCATTAGACGTTGTTATGTTACGCAACCTAAACAATCCTGCAACACTAGCAGAAATTGAAGCAAAAAAACAAGCATTGCGTGATGCTACTAATCAAGTTGACACAATGACTACACTAGACGAGCTAAAAGCTGCATCATTACCTGTATTGGAGTAATTTATGTTTGGTATTTCAGCATTTTCACAAGTACCATTTAGCGCACTTGTAGCCGCTGCTGAAATATTTGGTTCAGCATCAATTACAGCAGACGCAACAGTTACTGCTGATGCCTATGCAATTAGAACTAATAGTGCTGATATTACAGCTACAGGCACAGTTTCAGCAAATGCTTATGCAATACGTTTAGACTCAGCATCAATTACAGGCGTAGCAAACGTTGTTTCTGATGCAACTAGGATTAGGACATCAAGCGGACAAATAAATGGCATAGCAAGCGTTTCTGCAAGTCCTGTAGCTATTTATAGTGGCATTGGAAGCATTACAGGATTAGCAACTGTTAATTCTAATGCTATTCGTATTAGAACCAGCGCAGGTTCAATAAATGCTGATGGAACGTTTACTGCTAATGCAATTAGAATCAGAACTGACTCAGCAAGTATTAATGGTATTGCTACAGTCACAGCTCTTGGTGGAGTAGAGTATTCAGGTGTAGCACATATTAATGGCAATGCTTTTGTTACTGCAAGCGGATATAAAATATTTGCAGGTTATGCAGTTGTTTCATGTAACGCAAGCATTATTGCTAATGGTCGTATTGTAGGTGAAGGATGGACTCCTATACCTATAGATGCAAACACATGGACTGCGCCAAGCGTAGGTACTAACACATGGACTGATGTTTCTGTAACACCTAATACATGGGATGAGCAAACAGCAGGAAGTAACACTTGGACAGATGTGTCCTTTAATGACAATACTTGGTATAGACAGGGATAAACATGGCAAAGAATAAGATTTCAGAATGGAGTTCAACTCCTGCGAATAATACTGATGTAGGTGGTATTGACATTGCAGAAGGATGCGCCCCATCAGGCATTAACAATGCTATTCGTGAGGTAATGGCTCAAATAAAGGATATGCAAGCAGGTCTTGATGGTGATTCACTCACATTATCTGGTGACTTGATTCTTACAGGTGGTCTTACATTAGATGGCTCTGCTGGTACATCAGGTCAAGTATTGGTATCTGCTGGCACAGGCAACACTCCTACATGGGGTAATGCGTTTGTAGCTGGCATGATTATGCTGTGGTCAGGTTCAATTGCAAGCGTTCCTAGCGGATGGGCATTGTGTAATGGCTCAAGTGGTACTCCTGATTTACGCAATCGTTTTGTGGTTGGTGCAGGTTCTACTTATTCTGTAGATGGCACTGGTGGTAGTGCTGATGCTATTGTAGTGGCACATACTCATACCGGTACAACTTCTACAGCAGGGGCGCATAGTCATAATTACTATGTTTCTGCATTTACTACCCCAACAGGAGCTCCTACAACAAGTACTTATAATGGAGACCCATCAAGAGGTATCTTTGAAACAAGCACAGCAGGAAACCATGCTCACACATTTACAACAGATTCTACAGGTTCAAGCGGTACCAATGCTAATCTTCCGCCATACTACGCACTTGCATACATTATGAAACTTTAGGAGTTTAAATGGCTATTCAACGAGTAACATTTACAGAATGGACTCCTGACTTACCTGGTGTAGTTGAGAACCTATCTGTAGCACAAAACGTAATACCTACAGCCGTTGGATATGCACCATTTCCTACTGCGGTTGATTATAGTGCAGCAGCAAGTGAGAATTTAAATTCTGTATTTGCAGGTCGATTTAACACAACAACAAATATATTTGCTGGTGGCGCTACAAAGCTATTCAAAATGGATGGTGCAGACTTTAGCATGGATGACGTATCTAAGTCAGGTGGATATACAGGCGTTGAGAAGTGGAATTTCTGTCAGTTTGGTAACACAGTAATTGCCGCCAATAACATCAACAAGCTGCAAGCATACACAACAACAGCATTTGCTGATTTAGCTGCTGCTGCACCTGTGGCCAAATATGTAACAATTGTGCGTGACTTTGTTGTTGCTGCTAATTTAGATAGCGGAACTAATGCTAACAAAGTTGCATGGTCAGACATCAATGATGAAACTAATTGGACTCCAAGCTCTACAAGCCAAAGTGATAGTCAGGTCTTGCCAGATGGTGGAAACATAACTGGATTGACTGGAGGAGAGTTTGGATTAATATTGATGGAACGTGCCATTGTTCGCATGACATACAGTGGCTCACCATACTTCTTCCAATTCGACACAATATCTAAGAATCTAGGTTGTACAGAAGGTAACTCAGTTACTAAATACGGCAATACAACATACTTCTTAGCTGAAGATGGATTTTATGCTTGCGATGGTCAAAGTGTAACGCCTATCGGTACGCAAAAGGTTGATAGATGGTTCTATGGCAACGCCAACCCATCATTACTGAACACAATGTCAGCTACTACAGACCCATTCCGCAAGATTGTGATATGGAACTTTGCTAACGTATTCGGTGGTCGCTCATTACTTATCTATAATTGGCAAGTAAACAAGTGGACTTATGGTGAAACCACTGTTGATTACTTATCATCAGTAGCAACTCCAGGTCAAACGCTTGAAGGAATTGACTTAGCATACGAAGTAACAGCAGGCTCATTCACAACAAGCAAAGAGTACACAATATCTAGCATAGGAACTACAGATTTTACGCTAATTGGTGCTTCTGCTAACACTGTAGGGGTAAGATTTACTGCTACAGGCGCAGGCTCAGGTACAGGCAAGGCTATTGACTTAGCTGCCGCTGCCGCTGCAAGCAAAACACTAGACACACTAGGCACTTCATTAGACAGTCCATTGTATGCTGGTGGTAAATTCTTCTTAGGCGGAGTAGATGGTGCATATGTCGTATCGTTCACAGGGGCAAATGCCTCAGCAGTCATCAATACAGGCTATTTTGGTAGCCAATATAACTCCACTGTTACGCTTGCTCGCCCTATTGTTGACAA